ACCTTCCTTGATTACGTTTTGCATCAAAGTTGAAATTCTAGCAAACTGGAACTTACCGAATAGTTCTTCAATAGCTCTTGCTTTATTGAGAGGGTCTAGAGTGTCTAGGGCAGTTGCCAAAGCAACAATAGTTCCCTTTACGTCGCCAGCATTACCTTCTACAATTCCGTTAATGTTAATACCAAGCCCAGCAAGCATTTCTGATGCTCGATCTGTTGGATTAATAATCCTTGCCAAACCAGACTTTAGAGCGTTAGCACCCTCTGATGCATTAATTCCACCCTCTTTCATGGCGGTAAGGAAGAATGCGAGATCCTCAACATCTCCACCAAGCTGTTTGACTACTGGACCAGCTTTTGGAATAGCCGTGGTAAGATCTTCAATGCTAACAACAGTTTGGTTTTCAACTGCGTTTAAGAAGTCAATTTTATTTGACAAATCATCTGCAGCTACACCAAATGCGTTAGTTAGAGAAATAGTTGTTTCTAGTGCTTTTTCTTGCTCTACCCCACCAAGAACAGCTAGCTTGGATGCTTCGCCTACCTGCGCAAGAAGATCTGCACCCATCTTACCCATAGCCGCAGCATCAGCTGCCATCTCCATGGTGTCTTTAAGAGCTACGCCATATTTTGTGAACTCTCTACCAAGTGTTTGCAGCTGCTCAAGCATTTGATCTGTCTCAGCCTGGGTAGTAAATAGCTCACCGTAAACACGCTTAAACCTAATAGCCTGTTCTTCTAGGTCCATGAATGTTTTAGCAGCAACCGTACCAAAGATAGTAAGAGGGACGGTGAAACCAACCATAAGCTGACGACCAGCCCACTGGGTGTTCTTACCAAAGTTTAGAAGGTTTGTAGAACCCTGTCTTAGCAACTGATTAAACAATTGCTGTCTTTGAGCAGCAATAGCAGTCTTAGTGGCAAGATTATCTAAGTCTAGTGCTAATGGCCTAACAGCCATTGCTTTCATTGCACCGCTGGCATCACGACCCATTTTAATATACTGAGTCTGAAGAGTCTTTACTCTTTCACGGGCAACCTTATTGATCGTATCAAACTCTGACCTAAACATTCTTCCGAATGTTTTAGAAGCACCGCCAGCATACCTGAAATACTCTCTCATAGAGAGCTTGTTTGTTTCTAGTGCACGAGTAAACGATTCAGTTGTGGTAGAAACTGTTCGCATAGTAGCAGAAAACTTACCAGTAGCATTAATGCTATTGATAAGATTTCTCTGCATTGCAGCAGAATCAGCAAGGGCAGTCGCATTTCCCTTTGCCATCGTTTGATGGAACGTGGAAATCTGAGCCTGCAAAGTACGTAGACTGGCTAACGCCTCAGAGGTATTAAGGTTAACGTTAATATTGGCTTGTGCGTCAGCCATCTACGGGCACTCTCCTATTGCATATTAATGAGGCTACCTTCGGAGACTCTAGCTCCAGATGCTTCCTCTACAATTCGATATACCGTTGGTAGATCGACAATCTCTTCAAGTGCAGTCAGATCTTCAGCTAGTTCAGGCTTGTACTGCTTCATAGCAATCTGTACGCACTCCATAAGAATACTCATTGATTTCTCATTATCGTTTACCACCTCTTGAATCTGCTCAAACTTTTGCATGAATGGTCTAAGTAGTGAAATTTTTAGTGGTCGAAGGGAAATCTCCTGACCGTCGATTAGTTTTACGGTTTTTTCTTCATTTACATTTGTTGCCATTATTTTTTTCTCTCCTTTTGAGACTATACAATTATAACACAAACTAGTCTTTCTTGCGATCTACCCGTTCGTAAGAAAGACCCATACCAATACCAAAACCAGCCTTTGCTGCGTTTTGTCCTTGTAGTGAAAGTATATCATCTGGATCACTACTTTGTCCACCGCTGAAGACTCTGGCCTTCATTTCTTCCCAAGGATCACGACCATTGTTTTCTTCTTTTTCTAGGTCAACACCTTGTAGTGCAGCGTCAAACTTTCTTTGATTATTTTCTATTTCTCTTTTGGTTTCTATTATCTTTATAAGTTCGGGCATAGTGATAGAAGATTCTAGATCATCAAAGCTTTTCCAGCTACCAACAAGGAATGCTTCTGCCTCTAAGCCAACTAGATCAAAGTCTTCCCAAGACCCCTGCTTCTCTGCATTATCTTTAGCCTGACTTTCTATGTTTTCTTCTTTATCTGGATTAATTTTAATACCAGAGCAAAGATCTAGAATTTTGTATATGGTTGGCATATCTACAAGCTCTTCTAGATCTGCCCTCGTTTGAACAACGGGGTAGTGCTGCTTCATGCAAACAGTAGCACACTCAGAAAGAACAGAGATAGCCTCAAAATCACCCTTGGCAAATTTGATTAGATTAAAATAAGACATGAACTCTACATAGAACTTAATCTTAAGTGGACCCATCTGTACAAGGGTGCCATCAATAAGATTAATATATCCAGTCTCAAAAACTCTTTTTACCATTAATACATTGTACCAAAACAATACAGCCCAGAGCAAGGCCCTGGGCTGTATTATGTGTTTAGTTAGACTATGAAATTAGAGATAGTGTACGGTCAACGATCTTACCATATGATGCTGTGTCATCATCTGGAAGAAGGCGGAACGATACCTCGTACATAGTAGGCTCATCACGCTTTGCAGAAACTGTAACGCTCTCGATAGAGAGTGCACGGTATGCAACGTAGATGCGCTCGATGGATTCTGAAGCTGCACAGTTACCTGTACCTGGACCAATGGCTACCAAACCACGTTCTACTGGACATTCACCGATGTCACCAGCAGACATGTTCAATACCTTGTTTCCAGCCCACTTTGTGTTGTCGAAATCGTCAGCAGTGGAAGAACCATTTGCATCGATGTCGGCTTCTTTACCAGCTAGTGAGAATAGAAGGTTTTCGAGTGTTGCCTCAGCGAAAGCAGTGTTAAGGTTAACCTGCATTCCCTGCTTGTAAAGCTTAGCAACGTCCAAAACCTGGTCTACCTGGACCTCACCGAAGTCTGGCTGGAAAACGATCTCAAGACCGTTCATGGTGTATCCAACGTTACGGAAGGCGTCGGTGTTTGGTGCTGTTGACAATGTTGTCTTGTAAGAAACATCCTCATCCAATGCTGGAAGAGAGTCATCAATCAGCGTACCGTCCTCGTAAGTGAATAGCGCAGCTGCACCAACGATAATGTTGGTACTTTGACCACGAGAATATGCCATAATTTTTCACCTCATTTTCTATAATGAAATATGGGCGTGTTTCCTCATTACTATTATATACACCATTTATGAATAATCGTGAACATGGTAGTCATAATTAATAATTAACTTTGTAGCAATAAAAGTTCTATTGGTTTGTTGTGATACGATGTCTCTTGATTCTTCCAGAGAAAAGAGATTCATTTCATGAAAGAATACTGGCTTAAATGTTCTTTGTAGTCTACCGCTGCCGAGGACTACCATCCCAGCATTGTTTGTGTTTTCTGATATCCAGGCATTAACCTCTTGAGCAGACTCATCTTTTCTATCTAGAAGATCTTGAATAACCTGTGTTGTCTCTAGCAATAATTCTGGATCACTATTCATCTTGTATAAGTAAAGCATCATCTGCTCACACTTTACGTGTGGGAAAGCTTGTCTATTAAGCCTGAACATTCTGTCATATACTCCGAAGACATCATTGGCCATAGAGGGGTTTGATTTTACGAGTGCGTTAATGTCTGTTGGCATTGTTGGGAAAAATTTAAATGCACCCTTAAATTTACCAGCCAATCTCTGTGGGACCTTTTCGGCAAGGTATTCGTTAATCAAAACTGGTGGATAAGTTATAGCCATTATCTATCTACTCCCATGCTAGTAATCCATCTATAGCCAGCAGCAACACCAGCACTTCTACCAACCTTAAGACCAGCTTGTAGATTTTTGTTATATGTGACAACATTGCCGAATCTTTTATTCAATCCAGTTGTTTGAAGTATTGCCTGGGTAAAGTATTTATTTACGAACAGCTCAAAAGTAGCACCGAAGCTACCCTGCACATACGATCCACCAGGATTGTCTACAGTAACAGTATTTGGTGTAGCAATAGTATTGCCGTCAATATCAAATACAAGTCTCTCGGCGTTGGTTGGTGAAATTCTTACAGAAATTCCAGCTTCCATTACCCTTGCCTTATTATAAAAAGGAACGGTAGACCCATTACGAATAGATGTTGATTGTCTAAAGGTAGACATCATAGAAAGACCGAGGTTGCTGATTGTGTAGTCAATATCAAAAAGCCTACCCTCTGGGCTTCCAGTCTGATACCACTCATAAACGTGGTGCAAGGCTTCTGGATTTTGCCTAGCAGAAGAATCTATAAACTGTTCTAGAATTTCTTTTGTGCCCTCACCAAGCTGTGCAAAGAATAGTGTCTTGCCTCTTTCTACACCCTCAATGAAGCCAAAAGAATAGTCAACGAGATTTCTCATCTGCTTATTGAATAATCCGTTACGATCAAAGGTTACGCTAATCATACATCAAACCCCTGATTCTCAGATCTTCTAAGTATCATTTTGTAATACTCTACGCTACCAAATGGTCCAACAAATGGTTGAAAAGTAGCAATCTCAAAGAGAGTTGACTTCCCTACCCTTGGGCCATCAGACTCAACATAAATTTCATTACAGTTTTTGTCTTTAATGTTAGTCAAAATAATGTTCGTAAGACCAAACGTTTCATCAAAAGAACTCTTTCTAATGTCATCTTTTACTCTAGAAATAAGAAGAGAATCTTTTAGGACTTCAATATTAATATCTATTTCTTCTTTATAGTTTGATCCAGCATACACAAAGTTTCCAACAATAACTTTATCAAACGTCCATGTCTTAGCTACATTGCCGTATGCACCCTGCTCAATAATTGGATAGTAAACTTCCGCCTGCATTGGAAAGCGAAAATCTTTAGTATCGCAACTCATTACAGCACTCCTAGAGTTCCGTATGACCTCGCATAGTTAGACAGAATCTTATCAACAATAACATTACCAGTTCCAGAGAAGGCTTGCTGGGATAGCTGAACCTTAAATTGGTCTGTGTTGTATGAAGTAATATATCTTTGGAAGTATTCTAGTCTGCCACAATAAATGTCATCAATTAGAAGCTCTGCTGCTTTCTTAATATCTGACGGGATTGTTGTGTAGCCATGAGTTACAAGAATTCTGTAGTCGAATGATCTTGGAAATCCACGGTAGACATACTTAACATCAAGAAGATCTGAACCTCCAGATGGCATTATTAGTGCTGCACCCTCAAGCCTATTAAGATGATCTGTGCTAGCCTCCATGATTGCTGTCTTATCAGAAGTTAGAGAATAAGATGTTTCATAGTCTTCTGGGTTAGCTGCATCATAAAGCAATACGTTGTTTTCGTATAACTTTAGAACCTTGTTAACTTTATACCATACTGGCAAATAGTCTGAACCAAGGCCCACTGTTTCGATATATCTTTTACGATAATAGAATCCATCTGCCACGACAGAATCAATAATTGCTCTAGCCAACTCTTCATACCCAGCATATTCTGCAATCTCAGAAGCGGTAGTGCCTTTAGTCGTTGGATCAACATATGGCCTAACAACAGAAAAGTAGTGTTCTTCGTCATTAACCGTGACTGTGTAAGAGCCGTCGTATTCGTGTGGAAGAGTAACTGTCAGCTTCCCATTAGAGTCAGATGTTGCGGTGCCTTCTGTAATAGAATGATCAACATCATCAACAATAGTATAAGTATACTCTGTCGATGCAGTAAGTCCAGTGATACTAGCATTAGTTGCCAACGAGGGCACTCGCAATATGTCCATTTTCTACTTTCCGTATTCCCTAGCGACTTCTTCTGGTGTAGCTTCACGAATGTAGGACTTGCCTAACCACGCATTAGCTGCATCTCTTGTCACTATGTTGTATCCGACAGACACTCTCCCAACACCACTCCAATTGGCATTTCTTCCAGAGAAGATCGCCACCATCTCTTTTTCAGACTTAACCTTTTTAGGCTTATCCTGAATAGAAGTGTCTATTGGCCTATCTGTGCTCCCAATAGCTCCATCTGCTACTGGGGCAAGAACTTGTTGTTTAGTTTTTTTACTACCTTTGGAACCAGTGATTGTATTGTTTTGAAAATTTTTTGGTACAGGGTTTTTGATAGCTTGCTCTTTACCTGGCATTATTTCCTCCTTAAACAATTATATCAGTAAATTAGAAAGGGGACGGAGCAATCGCTCCGTCCCCAATCTATTGGGTTAACTAGGATTAGCTAGCGTCTGCCTCTGCATCTGCGAAGGCAATAGCATCCTCTTCTTCCCACTGGATTCCGAAACGGACGAACACAGTGTACTCGATTGTGTCCTTCTTCGCAACGTACTCACGGTTAACCGTGATGTCACGCTGGAAGCCCCAGATGCGGTTGCTTGGGAATGTAAGGTCTACATAGCCCTCTGGGTAGTATGGAACCTCCATTACGTCGATTCCTAGAACACGAGTGGTACGAGCACCACCGAATGTCTGTCCAACACCGTCAAGGTAGGACTGAGCGTTAGCTTCAGTTCCAGATACCTGTCCAGCAAATGCTTCAGCAATAGCGTCAGAAAGTGTACCGTTGTTCTTAACGATACCCTGGAATGCATCTGTACCAGCGTAGAACTTGAGGTTGTTCTTTAGAGCACGGAACTTACGTGGCATTGCAAGAATGATTTCCTGCATTACCTCTGGGGTCCAAGCGTTGTCAGTAACTGTAACAACGGCTTCATTTGCGTCACCGTTTGTCTTAGTTCTGTTAACGAACCCATCCATGATCGAAAGGAAGTTACCTGTTGAACCGTCACCATTAATGGCTAGGTCTTCGATGTCATTTGCGAATGCATTTGTCATCAAACGAACCAGGTGGTCCTCAAGACCAGCACCCTCAACGTTGTCTTCAAGTGCTTCTGCTGTTACCTCCCAGTCAAGACGAATCTTCTTTGTAGTAAGTTCGACCTTGCTGAAGGTTGCGCCAGTGTTGGTGTAGTCACCAATACCTTGTGATGCCGCACGAATAACACGCTCTCCAACGTTAACTTTCTCAAGCTCCATTGTGTTTGCACGCATAGTCACACGACGACCATCTTTGGCGAGAACTGTTCCGTCCCAGACATAGTCAATAAAACGACGAGCCTGTTCTGGACGAAGGATACCACTTGCTGCATCACCCGAAGGATTTACGGCATTTGGACCTGTAGTTACGCCAAAGCTAGCGGTAGGAATGTTGCCCAGTGTGTCAGCGCCAGGGTTTGTTACCCCACCGATGCCACCAGATGCAAAACCACCCTCAGCGTTATAACGGCCTGAGTCAGCGTCTGCACTGTCTGGATTATTCTTCTTAATCTCTTCCGACATTTGTCACCTCCTAAGTGATTTTATTATTTAAACAAGTCGGCAGTTTTGAGGAAACGACCGCCCCATAGGGATTTTTCAACCATTTCTGGTTGCTCCTGTACGATCTCGCCAAGATCGCCAGACTTACGGAAAGCTGTGTCTTGCTCTACAGCATCCACTCTCTTTCCAAACTCATTGAACTTCTCAGTTGCTTCTGATAGGTTTTGCTTTGTTGAAGCTACCTCTTCAGAAACGGCACCAACTGACTTCTTCAATTCAGAAATCTGCTCGTTTAAAAACTTCACAGTTTCTGTTAGATCGCTAAAGGCTGATGTAAGAGTGTCTTTGATTTCAGCAACTGTGTCTACAGCTACATCATCTGACTTAGATACCTCTACCTCTTCCTCGGCTACGTCGGCCTTTTCAACCTCAGCCTGGTTGCCCTCGGCTTCGTCTGATTTTGTGACCTCAGCTTCGGACTCTGCATCAACTGTATCAGCTTTTTCTTCGACCTCTGCCTCTTCGGCTTCAGTCTCTTCAGCTTCCTCAGCCTCAACAGCTTCGGCATCTGCCTCTGGAGCGACCTCTACTTCTTCAACGACCTCGTCGGATTTCTCTACGAGTTCTTCTGTTGCGTCAGTCATAGGACTTACCTCCTTTGCTATCTTAACTGTACTAATGCCTTTAGCACTATCAATTAAGAACTTTACCATGTCAGCTTTCTCATTATCTGCTTTTTCAACAAATCCAATATTCTGCATAACTTCTCCAGAAACTGGGCTGATCTCAGAATCTGCTTCTGATAGAAGGACAAGATCAGAATTTGAATCCCAGAAAACATTTTCAATTACAGTATCTGCATCGATACCTTTGATAACATCAACGCCATCAACCTTTTCAACAGAAAGGATGCTAGCAAACTGATTTGCTGGAGAATCAACAAGAGAAAGCTCAATCAAGTCATATTCCTTAATGACACGAATCTGATCTTCTGTCTCTGCATTATACCCATCATCCCATTTTAGCATCTTTCCACCGATAGAGAAACCAGTGTAAGTTCCGTCTAGAACTTTTTCCCATGCGTCCTGTGCACCCTTGGAAACATATGCTGATACATAAACACCACGATAGAACTTCTTAGTTTCTGGATCGAAGTATTTGTCTTCTTTAAAGTCTACCATCTTTCCAACAGCTGATGGTTGGTGCATCTCACGGATGTTACCACGGAATTTCTTGAAAGCCTTCATGCTGGCTTCAGAAGTGACAATATCGTTTTGACGATCAACATTGTCTAGAGTAGCAAAACCAGAGACAATACGTCTCTCCTGATCTACTTTTGAGAATGGCATTGAAAGGCGAAGTGAATCGCCATCAGTATCCCAATGAGCTTTTAAAATAGTCATACTAAATCCATTATATAACCTTTTTATAAAAAATTTACAAAAATGTTACTTTTTTTTATTCTGATGCTGGGCCTTC